GAACACACTTCACATATGGTACAGGTATTGAACTAAGTGCAGGTGGTGCACTTTCTGTAACTCAAGGAGATATCAATACTGATAATATTGCAGAAGGTTCAAGCAAACTATTCTTTACTAATGCTAGGGCAGACGCAAGAGTTGCTGCTGCAACTGGTGCAAACTTAGATCTATCCAGTAAATCTACAACAAATCTATCTGAAGGTACAAATCAATACTATACAGAAGCAAGAGTTCAAGCAAAACTCGACAATGCATTTGAACAGTTAAGTGCAATGTTAAACAACCTTGCTTCAGCAACTACACTTACACTAGGACTTAGTGGAGATCCAACACCAGGTGCAGTTGTTACAACAGGAGTTAGTGTTGGTGGTGGCGGGGGATTCACAGGAGCAACAGCAGTTGCTACCTCTGGAGGAACTGGATCTGGATTGACTGTTAATACTACAGTTGATTCTGATGGAAATATTACTGCTGCAGCAGTAAACGCAGGTGGTTCTGACTATTTGATTACCGATACTGTTACAATCACTAATGCTAATGCAGGTAAAGTTCTTACATTGAACTTAGCAACATTATCTGGTGGAACAGGTTATACATCTGCAACTGGAGTCGCAGTTACTGGAGGATCTGGTTCTTCTATGACTGCTGACATTACAGCATCTGGTGGTGCTATCACTAACGTAACAGTTAATAATGGTGGAACTGATTTTGCTGCAGGTGAGACTATAACCATTACTAATGCTAACGCATCTGGTATTAAGACTGTAGGAAATATTGGTGCTGCTGATGCATCAAGAACTGCAGGAACCTATAACTTAGGCACATCCGATTATGGAACTCAAGCATCTGGTGCCAACGCAACATTCACTGTTGTTGTTGATTCAAATGGTGCTGCTTCTATCACCGTAACAGATGATGGTAGCGGATTTATCGCCAATGAAACTGTCACAGTTGCTGATGCTCAACTTGGTGGTGGCGGTGGTGCTGCTCTTACATTCGATGTAACAGCAATCCATGGTAATGGAGCAACAGTTAATGTTGCTTCCGTAGCAACTAATGCAACTCTAACTCTTACTGATATCACAACGATGGAAGTTGGAGCAACAGTCACTGGTGCTACTTCTGGTACCACAGGTGTTATCACTGCTCTTGGAACTAACCAAGTCACTGTTAACACTGTTGACGGATTCTTCAAGAAAGGAGAAGTCGTCAGTGCTAATGATGTTTCTACTTTGACAATATCCTCATTCAGTTAATAAGTTATGTCAGCAACTAGACCCGCAAGTAAAACAGAACTAAAGAACTATGCTCTTCGTAGACTAGGATATCCTACGATAGATATCAACGTTGCGACTGAACAACTTGATGATTTAGTCGAAGAGGCCATTGACTTTTATCAAGAATACCATTACAATGGTAGTTATAAAACCTTTATGAAAATAGAGGTGACTGATGCAATTAAAACTGCAGCACAAGGAAATACACAATCAGGTTCTACAGCGTGGTATGAGTTAGACAACTATGTTGATCTACCACCTGGAACTCTAGGAGTGAATCATGTATATTCTCAGATCGGTGCTTCTAGTATCGTACCTGGAAATATTTTCAATATTAAGTATCAAATCTTTTTGAATGATATCTATGCTATGACGCATGGACACATTCTACACTACTTCCTAACTTCACAGTATCTTGAAACTCTCGATTGGGTTACTAACTCACAAAGAGATCGTAGAGTAAGATTCAATGAACATCAAGGTAGATTATATCTTGATATGGACTGGGGAGATTTGACAGCAGGGGACTTCTTATTAGTTGAAATGTCACTCAGACAAAATCCTGATACATACACTAATATGTACAATGACAACTGGTTGAAAGATTATGTTGAGGCATTATTCCAACAACAGTGGGGAAGAAACCTAAGTAAATATGATGGCATTCAAATGCTTGGTGGTGTCACCTTAAATGGTAGACAAATCTTAGAAGATGCTAGTCAGTACAAGACAGATCTTGAAGAAAAACTTCGTACAACATACGAACTTCCACCCTTAGACTTGATAGGATAACATGGCAATTTCTAACACACCTGCTCAAGATTACATCCAGTCTGACTATTCTAATAGTGCTCGTTTCAGAGCAATAGGATCAGCACAAGAACAAAAAACCATTGAAAACCTTATCGTAGAAACCATTGAAATTTACGGGCAAGATATTTACTACGTTCCAAGAACGATTGTCAACAAAGATACGGTCTTTGGAGAGGACTCGGATACGAAATTTGAGAGTGCGAAAGCAATTAGAGCATATGTCAATAATGTTGAAGGATGGGAAGGACAAGGTGAGTTACTTAGCAAATTTGGAGTCCGTATCGAAGACAAGACAACTTTTATATTCTCCCGTGACAAATTTAAAGAACATGTGGACGACTCTACGGTCCTCAATGTCGAAGGAAGACCAAACGAAGGGGACTTAATATGGTTTCCAACAACTAAACATTTATTCCAAATCATGTTTGTAGAGGCAGAGAAACCCTTCTACCAACTAGGAAAAGGATATGTATGGGAATGTCAGTGTGAACTATTCGAGTACAGCGACGAGGAGATCGATACTGGTATTACAGATCTAGATGCTATCGAGACTGCGTTTGCAAATGCGATTACAGTTGGTCTCGTAGCAGGTGGATCTGGTACATTTACAGTAGGTGAAACTGTAACTGGTGGTACATCTAATGTTACTGCTGAAGTTAAATCATTCGATGCTTCTACTAGAACTTTGATTGTCATAAATCGTTCTGGTACATTCTCAGTTCCTGAGACTATAACTGGTGGTACATCTAGTGCGTCTTGGACAACTGCTACATATAATACAATACAGAATACTAACTCAGAGTACGATCAGAATAATGACTTTGAGACTGCCGACAATGACATCATCGATTTCACAGAAACCAACCCATTCGGCACGGTTGGATCTGTTACAGATAGTACAATCTAATGTTAGGAAATTATTCATACCACGAAATATTCAGAAAGACCATTGTTGCTTTTGGTACTCTATTCAATAATATTGAACTGAGAAGACAAGATGAGGTTATGAAAGTACCTCTTGCCTATGGTCCTAAAGATAAGTTTTTAGCACGTTTGGATCAGGTGCCTGATCCTACAAACAAACGGGTACAGATTACTTTACCCCGTATAGGATTTGAGATATCAGGTGTATCTTATGATCCTACTAGAAAAGTAGCACCTACACAAAAAATAAAAATACCAAGCACATCAACAAAGAACAAACAAATGTTCATGCCTGTGCCATATAATATTAGTTTTGAGTTAGCAATCATATCAAAAAATCAGGATGATGGTTTACAAATACTAGAACAGATATTACCAGTATTTCAACCACATTATAATCTATCAATCAAGTTAGTTCCTTCTATGAATGAGACAAAGGATGTTCCTATTGTCTTACAAAATATTGATTACGAAGATACTTATGAGGGAGACTTCGCAACAAGAAGAGCAATCATATACACACTACAGTTTACTGCAAAGACATTCCTATACGGACCTGTCACAGAACCAAAAATCATCAAGAAAGCATCTGTCGATTACTATACAGATACCAACACTACAACTGCACCAAGATCAGTTCGATATCAAACAACACCTACATCCTTACAGGATAGAGATGGAACTGTTGTTACTACTCTTTCTGCTGCTACAGATACAAATGATAATCTAATAGCAGTTGCTGATGCTAGTGGTATCACTAAGTTTGATAGTATCTACATTGATACTGAACTATTCAGAGTTCAAAAAATCTCTGGTAATAATCTTACAGTTCTTAGAGCATATGAAGGAACTGCTGCAGCAGCACATACTAATGGTTCTAGTGTATTCTTAGTCAATCAAGCAGACGCAGATCTACTTGATTCATTCGATGACTTTGGTTTCGGTGAACTGAAGGCAGAGTTTACAGATATTAAGAAGAAGAATTTTGTAAGCGGTAACGATGAGGCAATCTAATGAGCGATCCATTTGGCGGTTTGAATGATGCATTTGGTACAGAACCCTCTGAACTAACAAAGCATGTAGAGAAGGTAAAACCGTCTCTTAAAAAATCAGAAACAGAAGATGTAAAAAATGATTAT